CCGGCGAGTTATGCAGGAGGAAATCCTCCTTCCAGAGATTGATACCCTCTGGGGGGTTGACCGAATTCTGCACGACCAACCGGTTAGGTAGATGAATCTACCCTCTCGGGTGGGTGCCTCCGTCGCGTGATCCCGTTAAGGGAAGTCACAATCCTAGGTTGCCAAGCCTAGGTGACGAATCCTGATTAGTTTGTTTTATTGACTAATCAAGGCATACTAAATTAATAATAAGCCATGAAAAGAACAATGAAAACGACACTAATGAACAAGGTCGGTTCAGTTGGTTACATCTCTCTCAAGATGTTTCCACACTGGACTAGATTATTGATCTGGTCGTTGCAATTGCCACCAACTCCTTATAAGAAGTTTGCTAGCAGGCTGATGAAGCTCTGACGTTGTAACGGAACTAAGTTTCTAGTTCTGTATACGAAAGAGTGCACCAGAGTGCTGCAAGCTTTTATAAGCGGTAATCCGGTATGAACAACTAATGTCATGCCGATTAGCCTTGTTGGGGGACTACCCCGAGTAATTCCTGGATCACTTAGACTCTCTTTGAGAGCCGGTGACACGGGAACGATGCGGGGCGTCCTTTCAATTCTGTCTTTGTACCGAATCTTGCGATGCAATGGTTCGATTAAGTGAGAGACTATCACTGACCCTTTCAAGGGTCTTAGTAGTACTCTCCCTTATTACGAACTTACTTCAGCTCTTTCATTATTCAAGTTAAACTTGGATAATATTTTGTTAGAGGGGAAGTTTGTTCTAAGTACAAAGGCAGGGCCTAACTTTCAGAGCGCCATGAGGGGTATCATTCATGATACCCTAGCATGGAGAGACAGTCCTCTTCTCCCCTCTTTGCAGAGATTTATTCTCCTGCATAAGGGGGGCGAGAGGTTTTGATCCCTTATAGAGGATGAGATGGAGTTATTACCACCTCGCTTACCTACTGGTAAACCCCTTTATTTGGGACGTCTTGCGCTGAAAGAAGAAGCCGCGGGGAAGATTCGAGTGTTCGCCATAACCGATCTGATTACTCAGACGGTCATGAAGCCACTACACGACGAGTTGTTTAGAGTGTTAAAGGCCCATCCTTGTGATGGAACCTTTGATCAGACTAAGCCTCTCGATCGTTTAGTTAAGCTTTGGGAGGAAGGAATCCTCTCCGGCGAAACATTTTACTCCTTCGACCTTAGCGCTGCAACTGATCGTCTGCCAATAGACCTTCAATGTCAAATTTTGGGTCTATTGATTTCAGAAGAGTTTGCATGATTATGGAAGCAAATTCTTGTGGATAGGGATTGAGTCCATCTCGATGGACCCCTTTCCACATCCTACAGGTATTCTGTAGGGCAGCCGATGGGAGCTTTGAGCTCTTGAGCTATGTTGGCGGTGACTCACCACACCATAGTTCAGGTAGCAGCGGCCCGTGTTGGGAGACACGGGTTCACTCACTACGCTGTACTCGGTGATGATATTGTCATTGCCGACGCAGCAGTGGCTGAGTCTTATCATTCCATAATGACTAAGGTCCTTGGGGTGGAAATAAACCTTTCTAAGTCCCTAGTTTCTAAGCATTCTTTCGAGTTTGCAAAGAGGCTAGTTACTATGAAGGGTGAAGTTACACCTGTCGGAGCAAAGAACCTACTAGTAGCGTTGAAATCACTTAAGGGAATTCCCTCTGTGATTATCGACCTACTAGGAAAGGGTTCCGAATTTTCCGAGACTACTATAAACCGTATGTTTAACTCTATTCCAACTGTGAGAAAATCACAGTCGGAGTTAGCCAAATGGAATATAGTAGGACCGTTCGGGGTCATCAGTTCAACAAGTGGTCTCTCAACCTCAATGAGGTTAACGGGATCGCTAAATGTTGTTCAGATGATCTCTCTTCTGGGAAGTGTTAATGGAGCCATAAATGAGCTCAATTATCATTCTTGGGAGAGCAACTTCCGTCGTACTCTCGACATATTAGTTATGTGGAGGGCGGCGGGAGTCCCGGATTGTCTTCGTTCCCATATAGACGAAACTCTATGGGATCCAAGTCTTAGTCCCCTCTGGTCTACTGTAGCCAGACAGTTGAGTGATAAATTCAACTCTCTGAGTTTACAGAAACCTGAGGAGCTTCAACTTTTCAACGAAGGTACCTTCGCGTCAGTTAATTTCAACTGGCTCGGAGGTATGGAGGGCTTGATGCCGTTCATTGAGAACCGTATCAACGATACCAGTCGGAAAACCGTTTCGGCTACCGACCCTTTCGCTGACAGTCAGGTCTGCTTACCTCTTAGTATAACGTCTAAGGGAGAAACTTTCTTCCAAAGAGTTAAGTTATACGAGGAGTTAAAGCAATTGCACTAGCATAGTAATGCTGTGGCAATGTGACGGCCTCCTAGTCATGAGAGACTCATGAGCAGGACGCGGGGTTCTTGATTGATATCGATCAAGGGCAGACTGGTGACCGAATAACCAAGGGTTATCAGTCGTCCCAAATCCTGCGACCAAGGTTAGAAGAGATGTCTGTATCTCATAACTACCGGACTCCCC